TCGACAACCTGAGCACTTGGATGGTGAAGCAAATTGCTCTTCAGAGCAAAGCCCGTGGTTACACCTTCTCGAAGGGTAGCGGGTTCAGCCGTCATTATGTCAGCCCGCGTATCTACTCGATGCTGGCAAAGCAGTACAAGTACATCAAGGTGGGCGACACTACACTGGACTTCCAGATCGAGGACTTGCTGGCGAAACACCCTGAGTTCAAGCAGTACACCAAGAAGGAACGTTTCCTGATCGGTGTTAAGGGTAACCAGCCGCTGACCATCGATCCTTACGGCAACCTCTACCAGGGTGAAACTGAGACCGGGACTATTGAGGACTTGCTGGGAATCGATCTGAAGAAGGCACCGTTGGAACACGCGGTAATCAACATCAGTGGTTATCCGTTCCCGCTGGGTGTTGTGTTGTGTTACTACTTCGGTATTGACAAGTTGCTGAAGACCATCAAGGCCACTACCCGTACCGTGCCGATTGGGACACGCCCTAAGCTGGCCAGCGACGAGTACGCGATCCAGTTCAACGACGAGTACCTGATCTTCAACCGTCGCGAGAAACTCACCACGCTGATCTTCGGTGGGATGCCGCGGTTAAACAACATCGGGAACTTCAGCCGTAGCGACCTGAACAACAACGCGATCTGGCCTGCACTGATGGGTGATCCGAAGGTTCGTCCGTCGCAGTTCCAAGAAATGAAGAACTTGTTTGACCTCTTCATCGACCCGATCACGAAGGAAGAGTTGCAGAAGATGCACCTCTCGGATTCCTTCCACTACCTGCTGATCGATGCAGCGAAGGCGTTGGACAACGACTACGCGCGTCATGAGGTGGAGATCGAGGAACAGCGTGTTGTTGGTTACGAGCGGTTTGCAGGTCACATGTACACCGAGTTCTGCCGGGCTAACCGTCAGTACCGCAACAAGGGCAAAGGTCGTAAGCACAAGCTGGACTTCAACCCGGATGCGGTCTTGCAGAATATCGGTAAGGACACCTCGGTTAACCAAGTGGAGGAAGTTAACCCTATCCACCAGCTGAAAGACCAAGAGGAAGTGACCTTTGGTGGTGACGGTGGGCGTAGCGAGATCACCATGGTCAAGCGTGCACGTACCCAGCTCGAAAGCTACAAGGGTGTGATCAGTGACGCGAACAAGGACAGCGGTAAAGTAGGTTTCGTTACTTACCTGACGTCTGACCCTGGCATTGCTGACTTCCGGGGTAACATCGATCCGAAGAACAAACGCACGGCAACGGGCGACGGTTCGGTGACGATGAACCTGATGTACGGCGGCACACACGACGACCCGAAACGTGTGTCCTTTACCTCGACCCAGGCTTCGCAGGCAGTTACCGCGCAGAACTACCAGATTAACACTCTGCGTACGGGTTACGAGAACGTCGTGGCGCACCGGACCTCCGAGCTGTACAGCAAGGTCGCCAAAGATGAAGGTAAGGTTACGGCGGTTGAGGATGACTGCTTGACCATCACCTATAAGGACGGCACGGAAGACAAGTACCCACTGGGGATGGTGGTCGGGGAAGCAGCGGGTGAATACCACCGTCACACTCGGGTTACTGACTTGAAGGTGGGTGACAAGTTCCGTAAGGGTGATGTGGTCGGTTGGGACGATGATTGGTTTGCTCGGGACGTCTTCTGTCCAGGTCAAGTGGCGCTTAAGGTCGGTAAGATCTGCCGCATTGCCATGGTGGAAGACCAAGACGTGTACGAGGACTCCATCGCCATTTCCATGGAGCTGGCGCAGGAATTCCGTACTCCCTTCATTAAACAAGCGCGGTTCCCTGTTAACGTGGAACACGTGCTGGATTTGAAGGTTAAAGTCGGAGATACCGTTGAGCGGGATGCGATTTTATGCAACCTTGAAGAGCCCCACTTGGTGGAGGGCGAAGCTCAAGATGGGTTCAGGGAAGAGCTCAACAAATACGGTATCAAGCAGATCCGTTCCAAACACCATGGCAAGATTACTGCCATTGAGGTGCGCTATAACTCCCCTCTGGAGAAGATGTCGGATTCGGTGCGCAAGTTCGTACTCGCTAAGAACAAGGAGACGAAGCGCAAGGGTTCGATTGAAAACTCTGGGGTTGTGGACAACGCCATCTCTACACTGTCTAACGTGAACCGTCCGTCAATTGCACCGGGTATGGCTTACGTGATGATCTACATCGAGTCTCTGGACGCCAGTACCAATGCGGACAAGTACGTGTTGGGTAACCAGATGAAGGCGACCGTAGGTCGGATCATGGGCAAACCAATGACCACGAAGAGTGGTTGGGTGATTGACATCAAGGCGAGCTTTAAAGGTATGTTCAACCGAATGGTACTCAGCTTCCGTAACAAGCTGGTGACCAACGAGCTCACCTACCAGTTCACTCAACAAGCTATCAAGGCTTACAGGGGTAAATAGTTATGAACTTCCGTACTAAGAACGGCTTCCGGGACCTGCAAGTGGTCCTCAAGGAGCTGGGCTTGTACGGCGGAGTAATCGACGGTGAGTGGGGGCCGGGCACGGCCTCCGCCACTGTTGCTTTATTGCGCCCGTACGTCGAACACATTGGCCGTGGTCCTTTGGATGCGGCCAGCCTTCCTTCCCGTGGTGGCGAGGACGGCAAAATCGCAGTCATCGCACTGCAACAAGCCATGGCGTCGATCGGTCTGTATCTGGCCAAGGTTGACGGTGTCTGGGGTAAGGGTACGGCTGACGGCATCGCTAAAGCGGCTGGTCTCTACGTGTCCAAGCATCGGGTGCCTTCCTATGACCTGTGCTGGAGTAAGTTAGTTCCTACCGAGTTCGCCCGCAAGGTTACCGTGGGTTGTGCTCAACGCGGTTACCCACAAGCAGCTGCTCACTGGCTGATGGGTTGCATGGCGTTCGAATCGGGTCGTACGTTCAGCCCGAGCAAGCAGAACAACGGCGGGTCGAACTACTTCGGTCTGATCCAGTTCGGTGATCTCGCTGCGAAAGACCTTGCGCAAACCTACAAGGCTGACATCACACTCGACAAGCTGAAGAAGATGTCTCAGCTGGAACAGTTGGAGTGGGTGTTCAAGTACTTCGACATGTGGGAGAAGCGCGGTAAGAAGTATACCCAACTGGAAGACTTCTACCTCACCATCTTCTATCCGGCGGCTGTCGGTCGTAAAGCGGATGAAACCCTCTTCCGTAAGAACTCGACCGATCGCATGGAAGCCAAATCGTTCCTCCAGAACAACGGCTTCGACAAGAACAAGGATGACGTCATCACCATTGGCGAAATCTGCACTACCATCTATGACATCTATTACCAGGGTATGGACCCTGCTAATCGGGTTGTAAATCCTTAAGGGGGACGTACCGTGAGTCAAAATCTCATCACCAACACTGTGAGTCTGGCCAACGCGGCCGACTTCATCAAGAATACCATCCGCAAGGTGGGTCTTGAGTTCATCGCTCCGCTGGATGAAGCTGTGCAATCTGAAAAGATCAGCAAAGCCCTGTCCAAGCGTGTGGCCGGTCAACAGGAGAAATCGGAATGATCAGTCGTGACAGCATTGCCTTGGCTGAGAACATTGCCGCTCACCTGGCTCCTGAGCAGGTTGTACCTGCAAGCCCGCTGCTGGCGGGTCTGAACGAAGAAAGCTACGGCGCTCTGGCCTACACCCCTGAAGGCTGGCGCGAGCAGATCGCCGAAGTCACCGGTGAAATCACCTCGCACAGTGAAGTGATGGAAGCGGGTACCACCCGTATGGCCGAGATCATCCGCGGTTCGTTCGAGATGGTCAAGACCTACGGCATCCCGCTGGCTACTGCCATCGCTGACGGCGTGAGTCTGCTCTACACCCCTGAGCGTCTGTCGGGTCTGTCCAGCCGCGAGCTGTGCATCCGCTTCGCCAACGTGGACGATCCGTTCTTCCACTCCAGCATCTACCCGACCGAAGTGCGTAACACCGCGCTGAACTTCGATGGTGTTGGCCTGGAAGTTCTCCAGCGCTTGGAGTTCAACTGGGTTTCCGATGACACCATCAAAGAGTTCCTGGCAACCAGCCACCCTGAAGTCCTGGCGATCATCGACAACAAGGACTGCTCGCTGGGTTATGCAGCGGAAGTACTCACTGGCATCGGTCAGCTGAAGGACAAGTTCCACTGCACCGAAGGTGGGGCGTTCGACTTCACCCGTGTCAAGTCGATCGACATCAACCTCATCATGAAGATGTACATCATCGCTTCGAAGATGTACGCTTCTGACAAGCCAGTTGACTGGCTGATGAAAGGCTCGCTGGAAGACTACCGTACCTTCGTCGAGTTGATCTGGAACGCGTTGACCGTGTACCTGATCAACCTGAAGAAGATCGCTGAAGTCTACCGTGGTCGTAAACTGACCATCGTGGATAACAAAGCGATTGAAATGGTCACCATCACTCCGAACGAGGAACTGGGTGTTGCCCTGAAGGTCCTGTCGGCTGACGTGACTGTGTACTTCACCAACGAAGTGCTGAAAGAAGCGGAAGGCCTGGGTGTGTCGCTGGCTGACGTAGTTACCGCCTGCATGCTGGCGCGTGTCTCCGGCAAGAACGTAGCACCGACCGAAATGCTGGCTAACAAGGAGCTGGTGCAAGAAGTGCTGGGTGCTTACCACAGCTCGCTGCACAACTCGATGGAAGGTCGTTCCCACGATTACTTCCACGAATCGGCTCTGCGCGCCATGGCCAAGTTCGTGAGCGAGAACGAAGCCGCTCAGCAAGCGCTGATGAAAACCACGGGTGGCGACGGTACCTCGGTACTGACCCTGATCCGTGAGCGCATGTCGAACGACATCGAGAAGCTGTTCCACCTGTTCAGCTCGAGCAGCAACACCTACTCCAGCAACGAGGTTCGTGTTGACGGCCCGGACCCTGAGCGGGAGCGTTGCATCACCGCAGTTCTGCAGACCAAGGTAGTTCCGAACTTCCTGCGTCTGCTGGGCTGTGATCTGGCCGCGGAGATCCTCGAGATCACCTACGTCTCCCAGGAAGTCGAAGACAACCTGGTTGGCCAACGCCAGCGTCTGCACGCCGCTCTGATCGAAATGCTGGCCAGCAAGCTGGTAGGTTGATCGAATGGATGTCAGCGGACTTAAACGCGACAGGGCGAAGATCCGTAAAGCCTACACCATCAACGACGATTTTTCGGTAACGGCGAATCGTCGCTTGGAGGTCCACATCCCAAAGCGCTTTACCGAAAACGGTATGGCGATTGTCGGGGACAAGGTAACCACGACCTTGGTGGCAGGTTTGGTAATCCCGGGGGAGGCTTACTCCCCCTGGATTGCTTTGGTTGACGTGATCATGGCTCCAATGGGGATGCGCGAAGTAGGGATTAATGGTGTTCAGTATGTGGTGATGGAATTCGAAGAAGGTGATGTCCTGATCGAAAACCTCCGCTATATCCAGGACCCCAACAAGAACTACGCGTACTTCATGGAGTTCGACCTGTATGCGAAGCTACCTTGGTACATGTCCGATAAAGACTTCACTGCGTTGTACGACCATGCAGCGAAGGAGTCGGGTGCTGGGTTAGGTGGTACCCCTCAGCACATGCGTGTTTATGCGTCGCTGATGATGCGTGACCCCGACAATCTGGACAACGCGTACAGAAACAGCAAGGCCATGTTGGAGGGTCGGCCTCCTGTGATTGTTGGTTTGAACAATGGTGCGATGCTCATCGACGGGACGTTCTCCAAGATCACGGGTGGTTTCCTGCAAGATAACACGGTCTCTGCCATCATCAACCCAGATACGAAAGTGACGGACCTTGAAGAGGTCATCAAAGGGGTTCCACGATGAGTCAAATCATCACGTTCGAAAACACGTTGCTGGCGAATGCTGGTAAACGTGGCTCTCTCAAGCCCATGGACTCGTCCGGTTATTACCGGATGAACGCCGGTGGGTTCAACATCCCCAACCGTCACGGTGTGACTTATCCGATCAATGACTACCTGCGTGAGTGCATGCGGGAAGGCAGCGATCTGGATCGTCGTATTAAAGAAGGTCAGGTTTATTGCGAACTGGGTCATCCTCCGCAGTACTACCTTCTGCTGATCAACGGTCAGGTAGTGCGCAAGCCTATCACTGAACTGTTCGAGTGGATCAACCGTCTGCGTACCATCGACATGGATAATGTCTGTGGTCACATTCGCAAGATTCACTGGATCATGGAAAGTGGTGACCGTGGGCCGGTGTACAACGATGTGGAAATCATTCCCTTCGGTCCTAAGGGCGAGTTCTTGGCGCAAAGCCTGCCGAACCCTGACATCAACACCGCCCTCAGCATCCGTACCGTCACCAAGCCTCAGAACTTCGGTGACAAAGAGCGCCAGGTTGACTACTGGAGCACGTACGACGCCGTGATCGACCAAGGCATCTACCGGGCGTGCAAACACCTCACAGCGGGCTTGGAGAGCCTCCTGGAAGGGTACGACCCGCAAGACACCGCCAGCCCTGTGATCTCGACTACTTTCGATGAACTCTTCTTCGTCTGTGACCAGAAGCTGAAGAACCCGGCAGTGGTTGAGCGCTACCAGGGTACTGAAAGTCTTGACAAGGTTCGCGCCATGCTGACCGACCTCAAGAAGCGTGCTCCACGCAAAGATCAGCAAGTCAAGCTGATCGCTACGAACTCGCTCGGCGCCTTCCGTTAAGGCATCATTGTATACCTAGGTCCGGGGCAACCCGGGCCTGGGATACTTTTCACTTTTTTATTCCACTAACACTTATTGTTATTGGACCCCTACTGCTTTTACTCAAGGAGATATTCCAATGCAGTCCAGAAAACTGAACTTCCTGACCAGCGTCCTGCGTTTCCGTGAAGTACTGGGTGGTATCGACATCCTGCAATCCCTGTACTCCGTCGCTCAGAAAGACTGGGAGAACGCGAAGAACGCGACCGACGGCACCCACCTGATCCAAGGTGTTCAGCACTCGTCGATGAAGACTGACCTGATCCGTGGTTACGTCTCCAAGATCGTCAAGCTGTACATGGAAAGCTACGGCACTCAATCGAGCTGCTGGACCAAACACACTCTGGCCAGTGAAGACACCCTGACCCGTGCGGTGATCGACCGTATCTGCACCCTGGACATCACCAGCAACGATCAACTGTTCGCGCTGGTCACCACTCGCGGCCTGGGTATCGATGCCTCTATCGTCGCCGCAGCGGTCGCTGGTGAAGACTTCACCGCCAAGGCGACTCATGTCATCAACTACCTCGGTTGGATCAACGACGAAGCTGACGAGCCTTCCAGCGTCTACTTCGAGATGGTTGCCCTCACCGCCATGCTGAACAAGCACGGTCTGCTGAACGATGTTCTGTTCGACCGTCTGGTGGAAGACACCCTGCGCCACTACAACGAGAATCCAGACTGTGATCTGGATCCGATCGATCGCATGGACTCCATGCTGGATGACGTGACCATCCGTTACCCGGAATACGACGCCGCCCGCAACGACGCGCTGGCGCTGATTCAGGCTCGCTTCAAAGGCTGAGGCTAAAAAATTTCAAGCCTACATTACTAGGGTGACCAGCATCAGGAGCATACCTGACGGGGGGAGTGACATACTTCCCTTGCTTGTCTTGATGCTGGATTTTTAAATACTTTTAGAACGAAGAGGTTTAACATGTCTGTAAATAAAGATTTCGGCGAGTTCATGGAAACTGGTGTGAAGGGTCTGGTCGAACACTCCAAGTTCAACAAGGCTACCAACCACGTCACCTATGACGCCAGCAAGCTGGAACTCCCCGAGGGTATTACCGTGGAGTCCCTGAAAGATCACGTCACCGTGATCAACAACCTGAGCGCCCAGGCCGAAGTCGCCACCCAGCGTATCGCGCATGAACAGTACGAGCACAACAAGGACCTGACCACCCTGGACGGTACTCTGGACATGGGCGCCTTCACCATCAACTCCCAGTACCACCTCAAGCAGCAAGTCGGCGAGGAATTCCTCTACGGCCAATCGACCACCGCGGTCGACTACATGCACGCGCCGGAACAAGCTCAGTGGCTGAGCGACCAGCGCACTGCCAGCCAAGATCTCGCGGCCAAGCTGTTCGGTTAATACAGCGGCCTAGTAAAGGACAGTTAGGGTAACACCTAGCTGTCCCTTTATGCTGTCTTTTTATTTTTGGTGTTTTATGACCGCTAAACAACGTGTGGACGAGAGCACTACTCTTGAAATCGAAATGCCTATTCAGGGTGACCTGTCCGGTGTTCGCACTTTCTTGGTTAAACCGGCTCCCAAGTTCAAACCCAAGCCTGGGCATTACAAGATGTACGTGACGGAAAAGGGGAAAGGTAGCAACATCCTCTTGACCATTCACGGCACTCCTTTGGGGATGCGTGTCATCATCTCTGAAGTGAACCCTGTGTTCAACCGCGCTGATACCGAAAAGGCCATGGGTCTGATCGGTGATGCAATCGCCAACAAAATGACCGCCATCTCGGCTCAACAAGTCAAGCACTAAGGAAAGCACATGTCGTTGCCAAAAGGTTCTGAATTCACTTACGGTGTTCACGCTCGCTCGGTACTGGGTCTGGTCAAAGACAACAAAGCGACCATCATGGAACCGGCTGAAGCCGCAAGCGTGCTGGAGAAGATGAGCGGTATGCTCATGGGTTCTGTTCGTTCCCTGAACGACACCTACGAGCTCCTGCGTCAAGGCATCGCCTACACCCTGCCGTTCAAGCTCCACGAAGGCAAGCTGCACTTCCTCGTCTACAAGCGCACCAAGCGTAACAACGAAGGTCGTCTGGCTGAAAAGCTGAGCCTGGCTCCTGGTGGACACATCGAAGGTCGCGACCTGTCCTACTACATGATCGACGATGGCACCGGTCTGATGGTCGAATCTGACACCATCTGCTGGGGCGACACGTTGATGCGCAACATGACCCGTGAACTGTGTGAAGAAGTCGACTTCACCAGCAAGTACTTCGAACACACCGAACGCCACATCGGCCTGATGGCTTCCGCTGGTGCGAAGGCGATCGGCTTCGTGATGGACAGCAAACCTGAAATCGGTTTCGTTGGCAACACCCACATCGGTATCATCCACGCTGCTCAAGTTCCGAGTGACGCCGGTTTCGTCATGAAAGACGAGTACAACACCTCGGTCGGCTGGATGATCGCCGAAGATCTGCTGGATCACGTCCTCGGCAAGAAATCTCTGGCTGACGGTGAGAACGGCCCGGTACCGTTCGAGCCATGGTCTGAAATGATCATTGGTCAGATCGAGAAGGTTGAACAAGTGCTCTGGCAAGCGTTCGACGGTCAGTGACATCCCGGGTGGTGGGCTTCGGCCCACCACTTCTATTTTTGTATTAGGAGAAAGGCAATGGGGAAGGAAGTCAGTAGTCTGGTGAAAGAACCAGATGAAGTTACCTATGACCTGTATGACCAGTTCATGTTGGCAAAGGCTAAGGACGGTAAATACTCGCGTCCTGACGTCTACCCGGACAAGTCATTGGGTTTGACAGTAGCGGTTGTACATCGCCCTGCCACGATGCATTACGACTTGCTGTTCTATCGGTTCGACCACATGGACACTCCCGTGGCTCGCATCACTAACCAAGGTGATTCCATGACCTTGGTGACTTACCAGATAGGTAAGTTTAGTCGTAGTCGTTTCAGCATCACCGAGCAGGATATTCAAGAAAAGCTCAAAGAGATGATTAACTCATTGAAGTAATCTCCATGTTACGAATGTAACCAGTGGAGGTTTGTCATGAGTGAAAACAGCTACGAAATTAAACCTGAAATTCTGAAGACTCTGGGGACTCGTGTTTACGATCACGTACCACCAGAGCGTTTGCCGTACAACCCTTCTAATCCGAAGGGTGATGGCAACATCATGAAGAACATGGATCCACCGAAACAATTTGGTTTTGGTATCGAATTGGGTACCCCCGGGGAATAAGTAATGAATGCTCCTTTCTTTGCATTAGAAGGTATCGGTGGTGCCGGTAAGACTGGCGTCTGGGAAAAGCTGAACGCATGGCTGGCTGAACACGGTGAGATCCCGTGGGTCAGTGTGCGTGAACCAGGTGGTACTCCTCACGCGGAGTTTATCCGCAAATTGGTCAACACCGGTTTCCCTGGTCTGGAAAACGAACCAGCTCTGGACCCTATGGGTTATGCGCTGCTGTTCAACGCCTGCCGGGTTGACTTGACCAACAAGATCATCCGCCCTGCCTTGGCTGAAGGCAAGGTGGTGCTCACGGACCGTTACTGTGACACCACCTTCGTGTACCAGAGCGTGTTCAATGGTCTGGACATGCACAACTTGACTGAACTGCATGCCGACGTAATCGGTCTGTGGCCGGACTGGACCTATCTACTGGACTGCCCGGGTGAAATCGCTACCGCGCGTGTTTCCCCAGAAGAGAAGGCCCGTGACCAATTCGACCGTGCCGGTGTCGAGAAGCAGGAAGCCATGCGCCAAGCTTACCTGACTCTGGCCCGTCGTTACCCTGGTCGTTACGTGGTGATCGACGCTACCCAAGATCCTGAAGTGGTAGCGGAGCAAGTGCTTGCCCACATGATCGACAGCATCACCCTGTGGAAGAGCAACATGGCTACTTACGGTAGTGGCGGTATTCGCGCCACCATGTGCGGTTAAAGGAGTTCCAATGAATGCAGGAAACGAGAACAATTCATCTGCACGACCTTCCGAAGGAAAACAACCAGGAAGTAATGGACTCGATCGCGAACGTTCTGGTCAAAGTGATCGCCCGGGAAATACGGGTAGCGATAGCGCGCAAGTCCCTACTCCGGAAGAAGCGCAAACGTTTGCGCACAGCCCGGACCCGGTAATCTGATTCCTCTTTCTCCCAGTACGCCTCCGGGCGTACTGGGGGTTATTCTTTTTTTTTAACCTATGGTCTTTCTCAGGCCTATATTACTCCCATGAATAAACCACATTCATCTTTGGGGGTTAACATGATTTACGACGAAAGCAGTGAACTGAAAAAACGTTTCGCTACTCTGTTGAACAAGGTTCGTAAGAACATTGAGTTCGATCCAGAGTGGGCTGACACCGTGGGTTATCCTCACGCTGTCTCCTTGGTGAAACTGGCTGTGGGTGAAGTTGCCCAGAGTCTCGACAAACGCACCAACCGCGGTCTGGTGCTGGTAGGTACTTCTCTCGGTACGGTGGTGGTTTATGAGGCCAACCCATCGGACAGCAAAGAGAAGTTCGCCTTGAAGTACAACGTTCCGAAACAAATCGAATTCATGTTGGGTGGTAGTAACCTCAACGTGGGTCGGTTCTCTCTGATCGTTACGGACTTCGACCCCACCGAAAACATCGGCACTCACTTGGCCGGCCTGAACGCCGCCATGAACGCCGTTGAAACTGGTGGGGTTCCAGCAACTCCGGAATCTGAGTACCGGGCGACTCAGACCACCGTTTGCCTGAGCTCTGCTCGCCCAAAGTAATTCCCCAAGCTTTTAAACTCGCTGGTAACCTACTGGCTTGGGGTTTCTTCTTGTTACCTGTTTAGTGAGGGATTCACGGTATGAACATGGAACTCAAGGTCGCGTTCGAACGCGCCATTGCTGTAATCGATAACTACATCCCGTATGACTTCCGCTGGGAAGCTCGCGACGGGTCGCTGGCGCACGCTATCACCGATACGCGTGCAGTTGGTCAGGTGTACGTCTCCATCGACCCTAAAGGTCGCCAGATCATCATCCTGAGCACTGTTGTCGGTAACGTTGTGGTATACGAACGCGAAGCGGGTCTTCCTGGTCACCGGTTTGAACTGGTGGTGGAAGCTCCGGCTGAGTTGCGTTGGTTCGTCCGTAACGTTGATCTCACAGTGGAATACATTTCTAACATCGTTGGGGTTGAATATATCCACCCTCCCTTTCGTTTGACTGCATAAGGAGCACGTCATGAAAAAGCTATTGATCGCTATTGGTCTGTTTGCCACTCTGGCCGCACCTTCGCTGAAAGCGAAAGCTGAAGACCTGATTTACCGGTGTGACTTGCCGGACGGTAGTTCCTACCACCTGAGCTGGAGCCAGAACGGTGACGTGTTCACCCCTGACTTCGAAAGACCAGGTAAGGAACCGATCACCAAACCCAAGGTCGGTAACGATCTGGGACTCAGTGAGCACCTCCACACGGCAGAAGGTGTAGCGACTGCCGAGATTTATTTTAACACTCCCGAGGGGTTGTTTACTCTCGGTCGCATGGACCGCCAGGGCGTCATCAGCGGTTACATCGAAGTGAAGAAGCCAGGGGAAGAAGAAACTTATGGAGAATGTGTGAACAAAACGTTCTACAGCAACTTCTCCAATCCTCAGATGTTCGAGAATTTCACCGTCGTGGATTGACGGTGTTAGGGGGTGCTTAGGCACCCCTCCCCTTGCTTCATTTTTTTTTTCTAGGATTCCAGATGGAAGCTCAGACCAAAACGTTGAGGGACATTAAGCTCCACCAAGATATTACGTTGGTGTTGGAACCTTATCTCCCAGAGAACTTCATCAATGCGGTTTTCAACCACATGAAGAATAACGAGGAGGACCTCTACGATCATACGTACCTTCGTGACAGTCTGTTTGTAGCCCAGAGGTTGATCAACGCCGAAAAAGCCATCAGCGAACACGATAAGCGATTGGTCTATGCAATCATCGCACTGATGGAAACGGGTCATCCTTTAACACGGGATTATCCCTACGAGGCTTCGCCTGGTGTGGGATGGATGTATTTACGGTTGTATGCCAACACCGTATTTAACAGGGAGGAAGAGCGTTTCATAACCCAATCGTGTCGCCCTTTAAAACCGCAAACTTTGAAACCGAGTGTTCGTTTGCGGGTTCAGCTGATTGTCCACAACACCCAGCGACTCACGGATGTAGTCAACCAGCGGTATGAAAAGTTATACAAAACCTTCGTGGAGGACCATAATCGGTTGGCTTCCCCCGAAGACATTAAACGACTTTTCTTGGAACACTATGGACGTGGGGGTAATCTATGGAGAACGGTTTCTGATTCTGCTATGGCGGTATTTGCAACAGACATCGATCTCTTCAAACGTGAGGTGGGATCAGCGATAGGGGACCATTGATATAAAGGAGCTACCAATGGCGTATGACCTAGTCAGCAATGCGCTGCTTTTAGGTATTGGCGCAACTATCGGTCTACTAATCTTCCAACGGTGCATGGAAGCAAGAGAGATGACTTATTCGGTAACCGCTGTACCGAATGGAACCGTGTTCAAGTTCTCCCTCGGGATTTATGCGGGGACAGTACGAATAACACGAAAGGTAAGTTGCGTTAAGCCTTGGTTTATCAGACACGTCGACGGTTGGGAGATAGTCTTCCCTATGGCTTACGACGACGATGAGGTTAATGACTTCATCATGAAGAATAACCCCCCACTTGCAGGCGATCGCTCTCATGCGAAAGACCTGTATGTGTATCGTGAGGTTATGATCAAAAACAATCTCGCCCTGTCCTGTGTTAACGGGCGGATTTGCAAATTTCCGAAGTAGCGGCATAAGCCTAACCTCCCTACCCTTGCGGGTAGGGAGGTTAGTGTACCTATGCACGCACAGGTTAGCCCATGTAGCTCGAGCCGTTGCCAGCACCAACAGCACCGGCGAACGAGCCGCTCGGAGCGATGGTTGCTTTCTGCTCGACCATGCGCTCGATGGTACCCGACTTGGAGCTCTTGACCGCAGCCGAACGATCCTGGAAGCCTTGCGGCGCAGCGATGGCGTCTGGGTTGTAGAGCGGCAGCAGCTTCAGCATCTGACGAGCGATCTGCTTCACAGCCAGGGTGTCGAATTCGACCAGACCAGTGAACTCCATCTGGATCTGACGGATCTGGTTTTCTTCCGACTTGTTGCGCTTGATCTCGATTGGCACGTTGTTGCGGGGCATGATGCCCACGACGATCGCAGCGTGCGCGATGTCCTTCATGTTGCGGGTCGGCTCGAAGTAGATGCACGAGGCCGATTGGTCGTCCAGCAGCATGTCGCCCGGATCGTCCAGGATCACCATCTTGGCGTTCTGGATCTCCGGGTCCATGACCAGCCAGCGGCCCCAGATGTCGAACATCTTGGTGAAGACCTCACCCTCGACATCGTAGCCGGTGTGGCTGACCTGGCCTTGCGAACGGGTCGCGCCGGTCGGGATGGACAGCACGTGACCGGTCCACTCCATGGTGCCGAAGCTGAATTCGATCGAGTTGCGCAGACCCTCGAAGGATTGCGAACGGTTCTCGAACCAGGATTTGCACAGGGAGTGCAGCTGGGTTGCCCCCGGCAGGCGGGAGAAGCCTGCTGGAGACGACAGCATGATGCACCAGCCGAGTTGGCTGACGTGTGGTTGAGCGGTCAGGTACTCGAAGACGTTACCCGCCCAACCGTACTGACCGCCTTTCTCGGCGTTGATGACCGGACGAGCCGCCAGGTCCAACGCTTGCACGAACGCGTCCGACGACGGCAACAGCGTGTCGGTACCGCGGTGTGGGTAGTTGCTTTCATTTGCCATGTTTCAGTCCTCAGGCCGCAGCCAGATCCTGCGAGTTGTAGGCGTACAGATCGAACTCCATCATGTACTTGGCCTTGTTGAACCAAGCGTGGAGCACGACCTTCAGTTTTGCACGGGAGCCCGGGATGCCTTCCTCGTAAGAGGTTTCGGCGGTGATCTGGCTAACCATACCACCAACGGCCGCACGGCACTTACGCTCGATGTTGTCCTTCATGATCGCGGCGTAGTTGTCCTGGGTGATGGTGGTATCACCAACAACCAGTTTCCACTGCTCGGCCGAGATCTTTTCCATGCAGACGCACAGGAAAGGAGTCATCAGGTCTTTCAGCACCGAATCCGGGTTGGTGTACACGGTCGGCAGACCCGGACGGAACACTTGCGCGTTCCAGTCGTACGGACGCAGGGTGATGTGACCGTTGGCGAAGTTCTCCGCAGCCACTTCGTCTTCCTCGAACACGATGGTCGGGGAGTGCATGGTGCTGACGATGCGGTTGTCGCCGTGGTCCGGAGACAGCGGCGTGGAGATCAGACCGGAAGCGCTGCCCGCGAAGCTGGCGAAACGCTGGGCCAGATCGATGTTGCCCGAGAAGTACCAGCCGGTCTTCTCGTTCATGACCTTCATCTCGATCAGGTTGACCGCGGCGCGGCAAGCAGGGGTACCCCACTTTTCCGATTCCGGAGTCATACGCAGCAGAGCGGTCATGGTGGCAGCACGCGAGTAGACGTCCTCGACTTCGTTGACCTTACCAGGTACCCAGACAGTACCGCACGGGATGACGATGATGTCCTTACGGGCACCCAGCATCTGTACGGCCAGCTCTTTGACAGGCTGGTGGTAGCCAACGTCCCAGAACAGCGACTGCTTGTTACGGGTGACGTCTTTCATGTCCTTGCCAACCACGTAAGTGGTCAGGTCAGCTTCGATCAACTTGTTGTTGATCTCCCAGCCTTGCAGGACACTGATCGGACGTTCCACGTTGGTCAGCAGGTTGAACGGATCGTTCACCACCGGCTTGGACACGTAGTCCGGCAGTTTGCCCAGCTTGTCCAGGAACGGCGAAACGCCGCCGGAGGCCTTGACCGAACCCGACAGGTCCCACTTGATGGTGGAGCTGGAGGTGATGGCGTAGTACGGCGCGCCGTTGTGGTTCACGCAGGTGAACGGGTTCATCTGCTTGTAGAACTCACCGGCGTTGCCGACTTCAACCAGCGACTCGTTGTTGTCCTTCTCGACCGAGTACATCATCTGGCACAGAGTGTCGATGTTTTCCTCGTAGACGATCAGGTCGTTGAACGGAGCCGGAACCGGGTTGACCGGACGGTTGGCGTTGGTACCAGTGAACTGGCCAAAGCCGAACTTCAGGCTGTACTGGGTGTTGTTCATCTCGGTTGGGAACAGAGTGAACTTCGCCGACTCGCGACCAGTGGTGGTCTTGTAGTACGAGCGCTCACCGTTGGGTGCGTCGACGAACTCACGCAGGTCGAACGGGAACACGCCGGTAGCACGCACGAACTCGGCGATCGAGCGCCAGTTCAGGGTGTCGTTGCGAACACCCATGTTCAGACCGGAACGGTTGTAGTCGTCGCCCACACCGGCCAGACTTTCGAAGAGTGGCAGAACCACGATTTCGGGGGTGTCGCCAGTAGCCGCGATGGTGCGGACTTGCAGACCACCAGGAACGGTGGTAGCCGCCAGCGGGTCAGGCTGGATGACGATGTCGATACCTTGGAAGGTTTTACCGACAACCGGGATACGCTCGCCGTTGGTGTCGTACTTGAAGCGACCGGCGGTGTCACGCTCGTAGTCAGGAACGGTGACTTTGCTGACGAATGCCGACAGGGGCACACGGGCAACTTCTTCGTTCACCGACAGACGACGTACGCCGATGGTCGCTTGACCGCCAGCAGCGAGTGCTTTGATCAGCACCGAGGTCGGGCCGTAGAAGGCAGTTTTCTCGTCGAAGATATCGCCGAAGATCTGCGTGAAGGAACCTGGGGAAATCCACTGGGTACCTGCCTTGGAGGCCAGCTTACCCTTTGGAGTCACTACGTGCACCACCGGCAAATGCAGCGGTGCAGTCGGGGTGACGGTGGTATACGCAGGGATCGATTTATCGTTGATCCCGCCATTGTCCACCGCACCCGGAACGATATTCTGGAAAACGGTCATGGGGAGCCTCATGTGGAATTAGGTTGAAGCAATCGTATGTACCCATTTTCAGGGCCGTACAGTGTCATATACAACTGGCACATAACATGTTATTTTAAGGAAAACTGTCAAATGTTGATCAACGCCTATGACACCACGGTCGGAAGAGTTCTGCGTTCCACTCATCGCGTCGATGAGGTTATCAAGACCCTCCACCTGAGTAACAACCTGACCCCCACCAAGAAAGAGAACGTGTTCGTTATTACCAACGCGACTGCTGTTCCTTTCTCTGCGCTGGCCTTCCCTATCACGTTGCAGACCCACACCCGTAAAACGGTAACGGTCTACGACGAGCGTCCTTACCGCGACAAGCAGAACCGCGCGACCAACCCGAACGACATCGCCATCATGAAGCTGGCAGCGTTCCTGCAACAAGACTTGGCGGAGCTGCGCTTGACTCCTCTGAAAGCTGCACGCCAGATGACCGCCAAGGCCTACTCGGAAGCCTTGACCCATCGCTTCATTACCCGTGCCGGTTTGGACATCACTGAAGCCACCACCCTGAAGTGTCTGCTGGCGCATTACGTGGTGTGTCTGTCGGAACAACCGAACACTGACTTGGTGTTCGTCACCGAGAACGTGATCCGCTCCATCTACGGCATGGAGAAAGATTTCATCCTAGGTGTGGTTGAAGATGTTCCTCACCTCAACACCTTGGCTGATCTGTTGGCGGCAATCCATGCCAACTCGATTCTGTACAAGCTGAAAGGTCTGACCCTGAAGGACCTGATCTCGGTGTGCAGCTCGTTGACCTTTACCGGTCTGGGTGCTCCGGTGGTGGGTGCTGCATCGGAACACGCCTGCCTGCTGACCGCGTTCGTTTACGGCGCCGCTCGTTTCAAGGCACTGAGCAAAACTCCGTTGGGCATGACCCTCGATCCGAAATACAACAAGGGCGTTCTCGAAACCTTCCTCAAGAACATCGACTACACTTACGACCTTAATGGGTAACCTCTATGATCATGAAAGGGTTTGACACTGAAAACCCCTTGTTGGCATACGCGACCGACCATCTCTGGGGTAACCCCGAAGAAAACCACCAGTACCAAGTTCACACCGTACGGCTCAGTGACTACTACGGGGACACGGACAACTTCCAGTACATGAACAAGTGGCGGACCCTGCCGAAGAAGGATACGTTCTATTACGTGTTCTCGGTGCAGGGTCTGGACCCTGGGTACTGGAACTTCCGCACCAACGTATTGCGGCGTAACCCGCTGGACCGTTGGGTGAACTTCTCCGACCTGTGCAAACGGCGCGGTATCCAGTTGGATGTCTACAACACCCAAGGCTTTAAATACGCACTGGGTAAGTCGTGGATGATGACCACCTACGACGGGTTGACGTTCATTGCGCTGGAGAAGTCCCGGACCTACCCGATGCCAACGGGTGCGGAGATGTTCTTCCGCTGCTACACTCCAAGTGTCCCGGTTGCTCGCAATGAGCAGGTAGATGTAGTGGGGAGCAATCCGTTCGGTTACGAGACCATGGTCTACGAGAACCCTCAGGAGCTCCAAGTATTCACTGCACGTTACCAGTTCTACAAAGCCCAACCAGGTTTCACCGGGGTCACGCACAACGGCGCTTACTACCACGGTGCGCCAAACGGCATCCCGGGGTTAGCGGTAGGTGACATCGTGGAGATCTTCCATGACCCAACCGTCATCCGTGCAGAACTCTACGCGTACAAGAACCTGAAGGACTTTTACTCGGAGATGGACAAGAAGCGTAAGCTGATTATCCACCCGCCGAAACGTCCTGGTGATTTCACCATCCGGTACTTTGACGACAACGACTACTACCTGCTGGGCAAGACGCCTTACGGGTTGTACTTCAACCGTAACGATGAAACCGCAATTCGTCAGTTGACTCATGTGGACGTCTCCATCGCTGACGACCGCATTCAGATGATGAGCGAATACCATCCTGCGTTGAAGAAGGTGTCGGACATCCGCATCTTGGTATTGGTTCGCAAGACCGAGTGGGAATACCAGTGGCCGCATGAGCATCAGCGCATCCGCTACCTGTACCGGTTCAACGACACCGACATCCTCCGGGCGATGACTGGTGACCGTGCAACAGTTCCTGAATGGACTGCCGCCAATCTGGAGCAAGGTCCGGTGATGAGCTTTACTCGGAAACAGTTCCGGGACTTGGACCGTGTCAATGCTCACTTGGCGATGGGTTACAACGCAGCAACGCGTGTGCTGAGTGAATCCCCCATGCGAACGGATAGTCGTCCAGGCGCTCGTGGTATTGAAGTTCCGATCTCGTACCGGGAGAACTTCACGGCGTGGGAATACGACGCCAAGGGTCAACTCATCGACTACTGGAACCTGATCAACACCCGTTATTTCACCCCGCGTAACACAACGTGTGCGATGGTGGAATTCACGTCGGGTGAAGCGGATCGGGAACTCGAGTACATCATCACCAACAAACCGATTCAGATCAACCCGGTGAACGACGTACGCGTCTACACCAGTTACTTCAACATCGACCTTCAGACCATCACCGGTGAGCTGACGGATGTGACCGGGGATGACTCGGTGTACGTGATCGTTGACGGAACGTTGAACTGGACCGGACTGGACACGGTGAACCAACGGGGTATCATCCTCTTCAACACCAAGTCGCTGTGTTACACGTTCGAGATGGATCACATCGACAAGTCGTTGTCGTTTGCGATCACCGAGATCTATGAAGGCGGTGGGTTGATCTTCCCACTGGCGTTTGCCAACATCGATCTGTTCCTGAACGGTCACCCGTTGATCGATAACGTGGACTGGGTGTTTGACGGTCAGCGTTGCTACATCTTCAACAAAGAGTTCCTGAAAGCTGGCGCACAGACGATTACCTTCCGGGGTCATCAGTTCAGCGTGGATATGGAAAGACCTAAACAGGAAACCGAGTTGGGGTATGTGGACGGCGGCGTGATCGGTCGCATGCGTCGCTACAACCTGCGTGAAGACCGGGTTACTCGTACGGTAATCAATGGCGCTCTTTACATGACGGATGAAGTCCCGAGTGCGGAGAACCAGTCACCTGACGATCCAGCTAGTTTGTTGAACGGTAAACCGTACATGGTGAAGCACGTCTACTGCCCGACGAAGTACGTTGAGCCGTATGACAACTTCCCGGGTTACGAGGAAAGCCGTGCGGTGGACCAGCGGGTGAGTGACTACATGACCCTGTACTTGCCGAAACCTTCGGTATCGCCGGTGTTGCCAAACCTGCAAGATAAGTACCGTCTGTTCAGTCCGTTCCTCAGTGTGGTAGTCAACGCCATCCTGAACCGTCTGTTGCCGATCGGCAAACTGTCAGGTACAGCGACTGGGTACTCGGAACAGTTCATTCGTGACTCGGTGGCCAGCTACCTCTGGTGGTTGAAGTACGACCCCGTGATCCTGAACTTCGATCGCCGTTATTTCGCGATCATGCCTTTCGCTAACGTCGGCAAGGTAACGGTTACATCCAGCGAGCTGATTTTCATTAAACAGGTCAACGACAGCTACCTCAACGGGGTGTGTGCGATTGAAGGCCATTTCGAGGTGAACAACAACGTGAGGTAGGTGTCTCGGATGGTATTCGGGCAAACCTTGGTAAATATGTCAGGAACCCTAAGAAACTAACTTCATAGGAATTTAACAATGTTCGATAGTACCCCTAGCACGGAGACTACGCGAGCGGTTGCCGGTACTGCAATCGAAACGCAGAACGATGGTGAACGTAAACGGCTCCACTACATCGAAGACATCTTCGATCCTGATAAGCATCCACCAGAAGACATCAAGAAGTACGTTGTCCCTCGGGAAAACGAACTGGTGTTCGATGTCACCAACGGCGTGATTTACCGGGTGGCGCATGTGGACTGGCAAGCGACCAACAAGTCGACGCTGGTTCCATGGGTATTCACCAACGCCAACGAAGATGCGACTACCGAGCAAGACTGGATCTATGGTCTGCGTGGCGGTCCTCTGGCCGGTGAAGCACTGCTGGCGATCGACTACAGTGTTCGTCCGAACGTAGCGCGGGTGGATTCCACCATCATGCGCCCGGGCGCGGCATATGCCAAGGTCTTCCAAGGCAACGATGCAAGCGAGAACGGCAAGATCATCTCGGCTCAGTACGACCTCAGTGTCAACATGACCTCGAACAAGGTCCCGTGTAAGCTGGCGGAAATTGTCGACCGTACCAACGTGTCGATCATGACCACCGGTGCGTTCTCTGTTACGGAAAACGCTGAAGCGCTGCCTGACGGTACCCGTTGCTGGTTGGTGTTCTACGACGAGGGTGGTAACTTCATTCCTCCGGCTCAACCGCTGATGGTTCAACACTCGGCCTACATGCGCGATCACCAGATCGGTATCAAGTACGTGACCGAGATCGAACTGATCTCCCCATGGTTCACCAACACCATGGACCCAGAGCGTCTGATCATCCCGATCAACGTTCTGATCAGCGCAGTGGAACTGCGTGCGGTGGTGCATTACTCTGATGGTTCGGTCAGTGATCCCTTCCCGGTCAACGGTGAGCGGTTCAGTTTGTACGGCGTCAGTGAATACCGTCCGACCTGGCCAGGGCAAGAAGGTGAGATCAACCTCATCTACAAACTCCAGCCTAACGAACAACACTACACCGCCAATCCGGGCAACCCCGACTTCAAAGGCAAGATCTACAAGGTCGAAGCCGCTGCGGTCAAGGGTGCTTACTCGCCGAAGCTGTACACCTTCCCGCAATGGGATGCGACGATCTCTGGCTACCGCCTGCAACACTGGCTGCATGACCTGGATCGGAAAGCGGTGATCGACGTTACCGACCTGGTCAAGTTCAACGACAAGAGCGAGCCATGGCGTCCGTCGGCATACGGCGTAAGTCAGAGCCTGATCTTCAACCTGAACCTGCGTGATGTGTCGATGCTCTACCAGAGCGTGATCTTCATTCAGCACACCACCATCGTGCTGCACAAGGATCTCACGACGGCAGGCAAGCGTTGGGATGTTTCCTTCTCGTTCAACAAACCGTTCTACGGGGCACAGTTCGTCAAGGTTACCAACGCTGGTGCCAACACCAAGTTCAACGTCACCAACGGTTATACCACTCAGACTGCATGGCTGACTGGTCTGTACCGTGCAGTCGAACCAAGTTACAACCGGTTCGACGAAGAACAAGCGCCGGATCCGACGCACTTCTACATGGTGCACGAAGACGGGCGTAAGTGGCTCTACTCGATTGCTGACTGGAACAAGCAGAACGCCATCAACATCGAGTTGCAACGCGGTAAGACGTGGTACATCCGTTGGGTGATCCGCGACGCAGCCGGTAAAGAGCTGCAACTGGCAACGACTGGTGTAACGGTCGATTTGGTTTAAATTCTATAGACCCAGAGTAATCCTACCCCGATCGGGGTAGGATTACTATTTCTATGAGTTTTACTAATCATTAGGCCGACCTATGGATTCCACAGATTCTAGCATTCTGGAATTCTCCAAGAAACTGTTCGAATACTTGGGGACTACCAATCTTCCTAAAGAGTTAATCGATGATCGCAAACAGCGGATCGATTCTCAAGCAAGGACTGAAGACGAAACCTTGCTGGCGCATTACAAGGAAGACAGCCTGTACAGCATCAAGACTGTCCGGTTCCTGAAAGACTTTCACCTGTACAAAGCCGCCCCTGATCTGAAGACCAAGAACACCAGTTTCCTGCGTACTGCAGAAGTGTTCCGTCGGCAGGGGATCAAGAACTACTACTTCCTGTTGCAGTTGAACAACCCACTGCTGCAAGGTGTCGATCCTTTCGATCCCGACCTGACTGATACCGCGATCTCGATGATCATGTATGAAACCCAGACCAACTTCTGGTACTTCCTGCGTGAGATCTGCCGCTTGAACCCCAACCGTCCTTTCTTGGCCAACCGGGGTAACATCAGTTTCATCTGGACGTACCTGAACCACATCACCACGTACATGATCATGCCACGGCAGCAAGGCAAGCTTCAGAGCAACGGCAGTAAAGTGCGTGTAGTTCCGAAGAAGACCAAGAACATTACTCCTCAGGATACCTGGAAACGTATCGGGGATCTGGTGGTGGGTGATCAGGTTATCGATCGCTTCGGCAAACCTGCTAACGTCATCGGGGTTCACCCTCAGGGAGTTAAGCGTCTGTACCGGGTGACCACCAGTGACGGTCGTAAGACTGAGGCTGGCGCCGAGCACCTGTGGACGGTGAAGAACTCTGAGGACAAGATCAATGGTCGTGGTCTGTGGGGTGATTACTCTACCGCCGACATGATCGAGCTGTTGAAGAAGGGTGCTACCCTCCAACTGCCTTTGATCGAACCGGAGGAAGGAGTTAGCCAGAACCACAAAATCAATCCTTACCTCATGGGGTTGATGTTGGCGGGCACGTCTAAGGAAGGTTGCATTGAACTGCACCTGACCCCTGAGCAACGTGAGCTGGTCGAGAAACAACTGCCTGAAGGGTTGATACTTTTCCAAGGTCGACTGCTTGCTCGGACCGATACTTTGCCGTTGAGTGTCGATAAAGCCCACGGGTTACCGCCAACGTATCTGGAAGGGGCTCTAGAAGACCGTATAAGCGTCTTACAAGCGTTTCTGGACTCTAAGGGTGTGGTAGGGAAGGATAACGTTTATTTGCCGTGTAAGGGCACGCTTGTAAACCAACTGCAATATCTGGTGCGTGGTCTGGGGGGTACAGCGAAGAAGGCGAAGAACGGGATTAACATTACCCTGCCGAAAACCATCCCGTACTTCAAGACCAAGCCTGATGATCGCCCCCTGCGTGACACCAACGGTCTGTACATCAAGGACATCAAGTTCGTTTGGGATGATGAATGCACCTGCATCGAAGTGGATGCAATGGAGCACCTCTACTTGACCGATGATTTCCTGGTGACCCACAACACCGTGGCTGTACAGGTGATCAACTTCTGGCTGACGTACATCATGGGACGGGGGTATACCTCTCATCTGATTACCCTGAAGTCGGATAACCGGGCACAGTTCATCAACGCCATCAAGACGATCCGTAACTCGATTCCAAAGTATCTGATCAACTCCACCTACAAGGACAAAGACGCGGGTACCAGCCTGACGTACAAAGCCTTTGGTGAGGCAAAGACGAACACCCTGTACATCAACGTTCCACAGCAGGGTATCGAGGCGGCCGGTGACTTGGGTCGTGGTTTGCGGGTAGGGACCACGAAGTACGACGAAAGTGCGTACATCAAGTTCATTGATGTGATCATCGACGGTTGCGCACCTTCGGCACTGACGGAGATGGCGAACTGCCGTGACATGGGTCTGCCGTATGGAATCAGTCACATTACAACCCCGAACACGACATTGCACGACAGTGGCGACTTCATGTTCAAGAAACTCATGTCTGCTACCGAGTGGCGTGAGAAGTTCTTCGACAGCTTCAGCGAATCCCACCTTAAGTCGCGCTTGATCAAAGCGTCGCCTAAAGAGACCACCTCGCCACAAGTGAGCATGGTCTACAACTACCTGCAACTGGGTAAAGACAAGGACTGGGTGAAGTCGGTTATCGATGAGCTGGGTCTCAGCCTTGCTAAGGCGAAGATCGACTTGTTGTTGATGTGGGTGGAGGATGGCGAGAACCGTCTGTTCGATGACCAAACCCGTGAAGCGATTAACAACGTGAAGCGGGAGATTGTGTGGAGTAAGGAGTACAAGGATAGCAACTTGTATATGGACTTCTTCGTCACACAGCAAGAGCTAATGGAGATGAGCAAGAAGGAGTACAATGACTTCTTCCTGATCGGGTGTGATACCTCGTCGGCAATCAACAAGGACGCCTGTACCATCATCGTGCGCAGTATGCGGACTGGTAAGGTAGTAGGGGTGGGGCGTTATCCATTGACGTATCTGGATGACGTGACATCGATTCTGGTCGACCTGTTGGACGTAATCAAGAACAGCATGCTGATCATCGAGCGTAACTACGCTCACCACATGATCGACAGCCTGTTGATTACTCTGCCTGCTAAGGGCATGGATCCGTTCACGCGGATTTACAACCAAGTGTATCAGGACACAGTGAACCACGAGAAAGAGTACGAAGAGGTTCGTCGGACTTCGTTCGGTACTCGCAGCAAGAACTTCTACTTGAAGTACAAGCAGCACTTCGGGTTCCTCACCACCAAGACCAGCCGGGAAACCTTGTACGGTCTCATCATGGAAGCGGTCGGTATGACAGGCTACGGTCTGGCATATCCGAAGCTGGCGGACGAACTGATCAACCTCAGAACGAAAGCCGACCGGATTGACCACGATACCAAGATGCACGACGACTTGGTAATCGCATGGCTATTGAGCTTCTGGTTCATTAAGCTGGGACAAAACAAGTCCCTGTACAACATCCCACCTGGCATTGCTCTGACGGATGTGCGTAACTTGATGAACGAGACCAAAGGCAACGTTGTTCAGATGGAGCCTCACGTGGTTCACATGATCAACAAGATTCGCGCTCAGGTCACTAAGCTCACCGATGAACTGATGGCCACCAACGATAACTTGTTGGCACTGCGACTGGAAGCAGAGATTCGCAAGCTCGTGAAACTCCTACCGCCAGAACAAACTCGCATGATGACCATCGACTCCATCATGGATGAAGCTCGCATCGAACGCAACAAACGTATCATGCAACAACGAAGAGCAGCATAAACCCCTACCCCTACCCGCAAGGGTAGGGGTAGTAGGTCTTATTACGCAACTGCGAGGAGCGCGTGTTCCAACTCAGCCAACGTGTGGCCTTTTGCTGGCTTACCATCCGCCAGCAATGCGAACGCATTGGCAGCAGCACCGTGGTCAAGGTACCACATATAACTCGGACATTCCACATCAAACATCTGAGGACGGCTGATCTTACCAATGGGCGTTGGGACCCACGGGAAGATCAAAAACGCTCGGACAGACGCCGACCCACTTTCCACCATCACGCTGATCATGGTGTGGGTATGACAAGAGCCGAGCAGTTGCTGAGTCATTGGAAGTGCATGCATGGGAATCTCCCTACGCGACTTGAAGAGTGCGCACGATGTCCTCGTAGGTTTTACCCTTGAGGTTCGCACGCAGGTCCTTTACCGATTTGCCTTCCCTGTTGGCAGTGTTGGCTGCCGACTCTGCAAGCACACGGGAAGTGAAAAAGCGATGGTCGTCTGTTTGAGCACTGACCATGCTGGCGATGTCGCGGGTGGGGAACTCCATCTTGTTTACCAAGTAGACTTCCTGGTGTTTACCACGGCCGTACTGCACTGAGATATTCACCACCGCATGGTCACCGTGACTCGACGCTTTACCAGTTAGTTTGTACATGTTGGCAGTACCTGGTTATTTTGCGTTCTTGGTCAGGTAACTCAACATCTCGTCGTACGAACGGCCTTCGAAGACCGGGGTAACCTTACGGTTCAGTTCGATGTCATCGAACGCGGTGTGGGCAATGGTCGGACTCAGGTAGAAACGACCGTTGTCAGCCAGTTGTTCCATATTGCCTTCTTCCGCCAGACCGACGACCAGGACCTCCACCGGTGCACCCTTCACTTCGATCTGGGTGGTGGCCATTGCGGTACGTTCGGTTACTTTAACTTTGACGAGATTGAGGGACATTGGATAAATTCCTTGTAACGGTTGGTTATTCGAAATAGTCTTTGGAAACCACGCGCAGCACCATGTACAAACTCAGTGCGGTACGAGTGGTCAATACCCATTGGGGGGTCTTACGACCGGTGATCTCAATCACAATCTGGTCTCCCAGTTCGCGAATGACTTTCACCATGTCGTTGTTACTGCGGCTGGCCCCATAAGCACCACGCATCTTGATGAGGACGTTGTACACGTTGCTCTTCTTGATACCATTGGTGTGCAGGTATTCAAACATGTGGAGGACGACAGTTTCAGTGAATTGCTTGTACTCAGGTTTCTTCGGGTTGTTGAACCGCTTCGGGAACTCCTGGAGGACATACGTCAACATATCCATCCGCACACCTTCCAACACACCAGCGGCGTGCTGCATCAGCTCTTCCTTGAAGAACGACGTCTCTTCCGTAAGGATGCGGTCCAGGTACTGCACATGCTGGGTCACCTCTTTCGATACCGACTTGATAGTCAGTTCATCCTGGAGGCTAACCCGGGCACTTTCCAGTTTCACGATGTTGGTCTTGTTCTTCACATCGTGGAACACTTTGTTGATGTCGTTGATCGCACGACGCAGCCGGTTCTGAATATCGCCGACCATATAGACGATCTTCTTGTCATCATCCATGCGGGTGAACGCTTGGAAGTGAATACCGGTTTTCGGGTCAAGGATGTACTCAGCCCGAGCCTCGATCAACGCACGCCAGCTACCGTACCGCTTGATGTCGTATTTCAGACTCAGTCGGTTGTAGGTCTCGAGCACCACTTCCTTCCGCGCGGTGAAGGGGTAGTCGTTGTGCACGATACTGGTCAAGCACTTGTAGTGGTACATGGAAACCACGTCCACCATCGCACGGTGCTTCACCCGGTCGTTCAGCTTGCTCTTGTAGATCCGGTAGAGCAAGTAAGGGATGGTCATGTTAAACGCATCCCCCACTACCGCCCAGTCCTTGTTGATCGCGGAACAAGCGTGCAGGTTTTCACGCAGTTCTTCTTCGTCACAGTCGAAGATCTCACTGAACCACTGGTTACGATCCGCCGTGGTGAAGGTAATCTTCTCCAGGCCGAGGTAAGGCGACCCAAAGAAGGCCATGTGGTCTACCATCCCAACCTTCCGGGTGATGAACGAGTAGACGTACTTCTGAAGGTTCAGTGCCCACTTGTCGTTGATGTCCAGGTAAACACCCAGTTTCTCAAAGACTGGCAGGATGGCGTTGTTCGATTCGAAGTTAACGCCCACAACCAACGCTTCGTTACCTTCCACTTGATTCAGGTGGAGGGCACCAAACGAAGACCAGTACAGTGGGTTGTGGTCTTCGCGTACTTCAAACAAACTGATGCTGGGTTCAAAACAGCTCATGGCTAGCTCCTCTTACATGCGACGAGGTGTCGACATGCGAATGCCGTCAATCACCGCCATTTTGTCACTCCATGCCATGCGTGGGGTCCATTCGTTCTTCAGGTAGTCTTTGTAGGACTGCCACGCGTCACGGTAGTTCTCGATATCCGACTTGATGTCTTCCAACGGAACACCTGCACGGTACACTGCTTCCTGTACCGGGCGTTTGCACACACGGTAGATGTGAGCTTTAACCGCCCACTCAACGAGTTCAGCGAAGTACTCGTAGTGGCGGGTATGGATCGAGCTCATACCTTCGTCGTATTCCATGATACATTTAGCGGACATGGAGAAGGTACCGGCGTTCAGCCCAAAGATCACGAAGCTGTTGTTACCGTTCATGTGCACGTTGGTGTACGTGATCGGCATACTGCGGTTCGACGACAGTGCAGCCAGTTGGGTGTCCATCATGTCGTTGAGGACACCGCTACCACACATGCTGTTCTCGTTCACGCCAGCCGACAGCTGACCGATAGCCGAGTTCATGCTGCCGAGGTATACTTCCGTAACGGAAACAATCTTGGCACCCCGAGTGGTGATCTCGGGAACGTTGACTTCCACACAGGCGTTACCCATGTCGCGCATCTTGGAACCACTCAGGTCCAAGAGTTCCGTCTTACCCCCGTTCACGTTACAAGCAGGGAGTACTACACGGTGGATCACCTTTTCACGGATACCCTGTTCAACAGTAGTCATGTTGACCATGTTGTACCAGTTACCCAAGGTGTTTCCATTGGGTTGTTCAAAAGCCAGTTTAAGCAGGTATTCATCGATGTCCGAGTTCATAACTCGGTCGATGGCATATGAGACTGGGTTAGCCACGGACATACCCTCATTAGGTTGTTTAAAGTGATCATAACATCCCTACTGAAGAGTGGGTAATTTATTCTAAAAGTAAGGTTCGGTATTATATGTAAATTTCTTGCTTTCTCTTTTTTCAAGGAGGGGGTAAGAATAAGACTTATGGAACGATGGATCCCTCCGGGAG